CGCCGTGTTCGAGGACACCGAGGGCTTCACCGACCACATGGAGGTGGTTCGTACCCCCAAGGCCCGCAGCTTCGCCGAACTGAAGCAGCACGCGCAGCACTTCATCCAGCATCCCAATCAGCTGGGCACCTATGTGGTGGATACCTTCGACTGGGCGGAGCGCCTGGCCACGGAGGATCTGCTGGCCAGCAAGCAGGTGCAGGGCATTGAGGACTTCGGCTTCGGCAAGGGGTATGTGTACCTGGGCGAAAACGTGGGCAAGTACCTGGACATGCTCACCGAGCTGAACAACCGGGGCGTGCATGTGGTGATCAACTGCCACGCCATGATGCGCAAGTTCGAGCAGCCCGACGAAATGGGTCAGTATGACCGGTGGGAGCTGAAGCTCTCCAAGAAGGTCGCCCCGCTGGTGAAGGAATGGGCGGACATGATCCTCTTCGCCAACTACAAGACCATCGTGGTGAACGTGGACGGTCAGGGCGCCACCAAGGGCAAGAACAAGGCCACCGGCGGCAAGCGGATCATGCACACCACCCATCATCCCTGCTGGGACGCCAAGAACCGCTTTGGTCTCCCTGATGAGCTGCCCTTCGACTACGGCCAGATCGCCCATCTGGTAGCCAACCCCGCGCCCTCCCAGGTGGGCAGTGCCCACACCCAATCCGCCGCAGGCTCCGCGCCGCCCGAGGTCTCGCCCGCGCCTGTTGTTGAGCCTCCGCCGCCTGTGCAGCAGACCGGGGACATCCCGCCCGCGCTGGCCGCGCTGATGGCTGCCAACCAGGTCAAGCCCGCCGAGATCCAGGCGGTGGTAGCACAGAAGGGATACTTCCCCGCTGACATGCCCATCGGCGACTACCCCGCCGACTTCATCCAGGGCGTGCTGATCGCCGCCTGGCCTCAGGTGGAAGCCGCCGTACTCGCCAACCGACAGAAACCCACACCATTCTAAGGAGGAAACAAGACCATGAGCGAATTCGACAACCTGACCCCCAACAACGGCTTCGAACTTGGCTGGGACCATGAGATCACCCAGGACGAAATGCAAAGCGTGCTCCTGCCCGAGGGCGACTACCCCTTCATGGTGGTCAACCTGGAGAAAGCCCGCCACACCCCCAAGCAGGGCGGCAAGCTCCCCGCCTGCAACAAGGCCATCCTGACCCTGCGCCTCACCCTGCCCGACGGCCAGACCGCCGACCTGCGCTACAACCTGTTTCTGCACTCCTCCCAGGAGTGGAAGCTGGGCGCGTTCTTCTACGCCATCGGCCAGAAGCGCAAGGGCGAACCCCTGCGCATGAACTGGGGCACCGTGATCGGCTCCACCGGCCGCTGCCATGTGAAGCAGCGCACCTACAACGGCAACACTTCCTGCGAGATCGACCGTTTCCATGAACCCAGCGCTGTCCCTGCTCCCGCTGCCTACCAGCAGCCCCAGAGCTACGCACAGCCCCAGGGCGGCGGCTTCACCCCCGGTAAGTTCTGATGAAATACGATCTTACCGGCCAGAGGTTTGGTAAGCTCACAGTCACTGCCCCTGCCGACATTAAGAACGGAAAACACTATTGGTTATGTATCTGCGACTGTGGCAAACAAACGCAAGTTCCGACCTACCGGCTTACTTCAGGCAAAACAAAGTCTTGCGGCTGCCTTGTGAAAAAACATGGCAAAACGCGTAAAGAACGCCTGTATAACATCTGGGTTGGAATGCGTCAACGCTGTCGAGATACACACGCCAAGGACTATCCGCGCTATGGCGGCAGGGGTATTTCTGTTTGTAGGCAATGGGACGACTACCTTTCATTCCGCAACTGGGCTTATCAGAACGACTATAACGATCATCTTTCCATCGACCGCATCGACTCCGATGGCCATTACTGTCCCGAAAATTGTCGCTGGGTTGATACCAAAGCACAGAACAACAATCTTCGCAGCAATGTACGCTACGAGTACAACGGGCAAAACATGACACTGGCAGAATGGGCTGCGGCCCTAAACATTCGCTACAGTTTGCTCGTTCAACGCAGAAGGCGCGGTTGGTCTTTTGAAAGAATGATCTCCGAAGGAGTACAGAAAAAGAATGTTCGAACTTAGAGCGTATCAAGAAGAAGCCCGCAAAGCCGTCTGGGCTGAATGGGATGAGAAGGGCATCAAGAACACGCTGCTGGTGCTGGTCACCGGCGGCGGCAAGACCATCATCTTCTCCAAGATCATCGAGGATTGCGTCCGGCGGGGCGAGCGTGTCCTGGTGCTGGCGCACCGGGGCGAGCTGCTGGAACAGGCCGCCGACAAGCTGGCCCGCTCCACCGGACTGCAATGCGCCGTGGAGAAGGCGGAGCAGGCCTGTATGGGCTCCTGGTTCCGTGTGGTGGTGGGCTCGGTGCAGACCCTGCAGCGGGAGAAGCGCCTCGCCCAGTTCCCGGAGGATTACTTCGACGCCATCATCATCGACGAAGCCCACCACGCCCTGGCTGATGGCTATCAGCGCGTGCTGGAGCACTTCCCCGCCGCCCGTGTGCTGGGCGTTACCGCCACCCCTGACCGGGGCGACATGAAGAACCTGGGCCAGGTGTTTGACTCCCTGGCCTATGAGTACACCCTGCCCCGTGCCGTACAGGAGGGCTACCTGGCCCCCATCAAAGCGCTGACTGTTCCGCTGAAGCTGGACATCAGCGGCGTGGGCATCCAGAACGGCGACTACAAGGCTGGCGAGGTCGGCACCGCCCTGGAGCCCTACCTGCACCAGATCGCCGAGGTGATCGCCCGTGAGTGCGCCCAGCGCAAGACGGTGATCTTCCTCCCCCTGGTGAAGACCGCCCAGAAGATGCGGGACATTCTGCGCAGCCACGGCATGAAAGCCGATGAAGTGAACGGCGAATCCCCCGACCGGGCTGAGATCCTGGCCCGGTTCGACCGCGGAGAGACCAACGTGCTGTGCAACGCCATGCTGCTCACCGAGGGCTGGGACTGCCCCAGCGTGGACTGCATTGTGGTGCTGCGTCCCACCAAGCAGCGAGGCCTGTACTGCCAGATGGTGGGCCGGGGCACCCGCCTCCACCCCGGGAAGGATCACCTGCTGCTCTTGGACTTCCTATGGCACACCGAGCGTCACCAGCTGTGCCGTCCTGCCCACCTGGTAGCCAAGACCCCGGAGGTCGCCCAGAAGATGGTGGAGAAGCAGGAAGCCGCCGCTGGACAGCAGCAGGCCATGGACATCATGGAGGAAGTGGAGAAGGCTGAGAGCGATGTGGTCGCCCTGCGCGAGCAGGCCCTGGCCAAGCAGCTGAGCGAAATGCGCCGCCGCAAGCGCGCCCTGGTGGATCCCCTGCAATTCGAGATGAGCATCGCCTCCGAAGACCTGGCCGGGTATGTTCCCACCTTCGGCTGGGAGTGCGAGCCGCCCAGCAAGAAGCAGCTGGAGTCCCTCGAAAAAATGGGCATCAACCCCGATGAGATCGAGAACGCCGGCAAGGCCTCGCTGCTGATGTTCAAGCTGAACCAGCGACGTGCCAGCGGCTTGACCACCCCCAAGCAGATCCGCTTTCTGGAGGGGCGCGGCTTCCAGCACGTGGGACAATGGCAGTTCAGCGACGCCAAGAAGCTGATCGACCGCATCGCCGCCAACGGCTGGCGTGTACCGCCGGGGATCGTGCCGGGGACGTATAGGCCGGAGCCTGCCCAGGTTACTGCGGATGGCTCCTTGCCATGGTGAGCAGAGGTGAGACGGAATGAAAACTGTTTTTGATCACATGGCCGAGATTGGGTCTAAGAGAATTGTCGCCGATTTTAAGGTAAAACAGCAGCAAGATTATCCCTTCAAGAAGCAGTACGCCGAGCTTCGAGCCAGGGAGTTCTACGAACATCCCGAGATCAACGGTCAGGCCTATGTAGCCGTGGGCGGGCTGGACAGCATCACCCTGTTTCTGTTTCTGCGCTCTCTTGGCATCGATGTGCCGGGCGTGTCGGTATCCTCGCTGGAAGACAAGAGCATCCAGCGGGTGCACAAAGCCCTGGGCATCACCCGGCTGAAATCGGCCCGCAAGCCGGACGGCAAGCCCTGGACGAAGCCGGAAGTCATCAGGACATTCGGCTGGCCCATCATCAGCAAAGAAGTGGCCGGCAAGATCTCCCTGCTGCAGCACCCCACCGAGGAAAACGCCACGGTGCGTCATGCCATCATCACCGGGGAAACGGGCGAATACGGCGGCTTCCAGACCGGGAGCCGGATGCAGCTGAGCTACCGCTGGCTGAAGCTCTTCGGCGGCAGCGACCCGGAAGGCGCAGCGCTGGGCTACAAGGCAGCGGACATACAGGTATCGGACAAATGCTGCTACTACCTCAAGGAAAAGCCCTGCAACGACTACGCCAAGGAGACCGGACGCTTCCCCTACATGGGTCTGATGGCCTCCGAGGGTGGACGCCGACAGAAAGCGCTGATGCTCCACGGCTGCAACTACATCAGCCCAGGCACTAAGCGCAGCTGCCCCTTCGCCATCTTCTACCGCACAGACCTCCTGCGTCTGGCCCTTGAAATGGACGAGTGGTATCAGGAGCATTGGCAGGAGTTCGGCGACATTCACCTGGATTCCATCATCCCCAGCATTTACGGCGAGATCCGGGAGGCGGGCGGTGACCTGATCACCACCGGCGCCCAGAGAACCGGCTGCAGCCTGTGTGGATTTGGGATTCACATGGAAGCACGGCCGCACCGCTTCGACAGGCTTTATCAATCCAACCCGAAGGAATGGCGCTTCTGGATGATCGACATGGGGCTGGGTAAGGTGCTGGACTACATAGGCGTACCGTGGCAGCCGCAGGTGTCG